CAACTTGAAGCAGGCTCCTACCCAACCTCCTACATCCCCACCTATGGGACAAGCGTTACCCGTGTGGCGGATTCCGCATTCAAGACGGGGATTAGTTCGTTGATTGGGCAGAGTGAGGGGGTTGTTTTCTTAGATTTTGAAATTCAAACTACCAATCAAGATATGGTTTTAATGAACATTTATGACCAAGCCGCGGCAACAAATGGTATTTATTTTTATGTAACAGGAAGCAATCAATTACAAGCGTATGTCGATAACCCTACACCATTAGTCACCATTACAAGCGGAGTTTTGGCACAAGGACGATATAAAGCGGCATTGGCTTACAAGTTAAACGACTTTGCTTTCTACTTAAATGGCTCTTTGGTTGGTGTAGATAGTTCGGGAACAGTCCCAACTTGTAACGCATTGCGACTTGAAAACTATGCAAATTCACCAACATACCAAGAAAAAACACAAGTATACCAATCCGCCATATTCAAAACCCGCCTAACTAACACCGAACTGGCCGCACTAACTACTCTCTAAAATGAACACCTTCAAAAAATACGAATTTACGCCCACGCAATGGGACACGCTTAAAAAGAAGATACAAGAAACCACAACCACGCCCGAGGGTGAGAGTGTAACAACTTGGAAAGGCTGCGCCGTTCACGAAATAGGCTTTATTTGCCTTGAATGGGGCAAGGATGCCGAAGATATGCCAGTTTGTGTTTTGCAGTCAGAAAAATGGGCGGTGGATATTCTTTGGTATACCGAACCTTTGGCCGATTTCACCGCATACGAGGTATGGCCGAAGCCCGTAGGAGTTCACACTTTTGCGGGTTGTGAAAGCGAGTACTTGAAGGGGTATTGTGCTAAGTTCCCCGAGTCAGAGTTTTGCGTAGTTCCCGAACCCTTAAACAATGGCGAAGGTTAAACAAGCTATAGCAACCTGGAAGCCTAAGCCAAAAAGAAGGCGGCCAGGAGTACACAGTAAGAACAACAAACCAGCCAAGCGCTACAGAGGGCAAGGCCGTTAATAACTAGTAAAATGAAGTTACCCGTAAGTTTCGACCAGTTCAGCAAAGATCCTTCTAAGGCGCTCACTTATTTAATGGTTTTTGCCGTTATCTTTTTGTATTTGCGTACAGAAAAGCAGAGCAATAACACAGGCAGCAAGTGCGAGGAGAGGCTAACGGCCTGCGAAGCTCAGCTTAAGCAGTTTAGCGCAATGCTTAAAACTTCGGACAGCTCTACGGCTGCGCTTCGTTCTGAGCTTAATACTTACAAAAAACTAGGAGTTATAAACTAATGAAAGCTACTATTTTACTCGCCGCTTTGCTTGCTGCTACTGTACCAGCTCAGGAGAAAAACACCGATCCAGACCCCTACAGGGCTTACACTATGCAGCTCGACAATACAAGGGCTAGCATAGCCAAAACGCACGCCGCTATTGCAGAGGCTCAGGCAATGACAGAGGCGAAAGTAGAAGAGGTAAAACAGACAGTAATAGAGGCCGAGGCTATGGCTGAGAAGGTAGAGCTGTTAGAGCGAGTGTGTGAGGTTTACAGCGTGCCAGTTCCCGAGTCTTTAGAGGATCTAGAAGCCGAGCGGGTGGCTGACTCTACGCGCGTAGCCAATATGCAGCAACTTAACAAAGCGAAAAAATAAAATGAAAGTCTTAGAAATGTTTAAAGGCCAAGCTGGCGAGGTTTCCTCTAAGCGAGTAGTAGGCGTAATTGGTGCCCTTGTACTATTTGGCACAATGGTGGCTAACTCTTTTAGCGCAGTCGAGATAGCGCCAAGCGCTGAGCTAGTTGCTGCTGTGGAATGGATAACGATCATGTGCCTAGGCTTTACCAGCGTCGAGAAGTTTGCCAAGCCTTCTAAAGGTTCTGATAGTGACTAAAAAAGACCTGGCTATTGCTTCCCTGGCACTTTGGGTTCTGCTGGGTGTGCTTTTTGTCGCTGCTGTATTTCGTTGGGGGCCTTCTATGCCCTCAAATAGCGCCAGCGTACTAACTACTTACAAGGACAGCGTTAAAGCGCTAGAAACGCAGCGCACGGCTTTAACAGACTCAATAAATAAAACAGCTTTAAGCTATGATTCGCTTATACAAAATATTCGCTCTACTGGTGATACTACTCGCAAGACCCTCAGCGGGTTGCTCTCAAAGCATAGACAGCTCGACGCTGGCCGAAATTAACTACTATTTAGCCGAGGGCGCCAAAGCTCGGGCTTTAGTTCCTTTGTACCAGGAGCGAATAAAAATAGACTCTTTAGAAATCATTGAGCACAAAGAGGCCGTTAAACACTTGCAACAGGTTAACAGCGACTTAACTATAAAAGTAAAGCTTTGGCGTATAATTGCGCCGTTGGGCTTTGTGCTCGGCTTGATTTTATGAGTGAGACCAGCGTAATAGTTCACGAGATACAAGGCTGGGGGAATTACCGTTTTTTACTGCTCTCTGACATACATTGGGACAACCCGAAATGCAATAGAAAGCTTTTAAAGCGGCACCTGGACGAGGCTAAAGCTGGAGGGCATCCTATACTTATTAACGGGGATTTACTCGACTTAATGGGCGGTAAGAAGGATCGCAGAGCCAATAAGGACACGGTAAGACCTGAGCACCAGGTAGTGAATTACTTTGACGCTGTAATAAGTGACTGCGCTAACTATTTTAAGCCCTACGCTGAGCTTATCCACTTAATTGGCTACGGCAACCACGAGACCGCTATAACCACTCACAACGAAATAGACCCGCTTAAAACATTCGCCCAGTTAATTGGCAAAGAGGAAGCGCTAGGGACTTACTCGGGCTGGGTAATGTACCAGTTTAAAAACGCAAACCAAGCGCAAACGCTGCGCATTAAATACCATCACGGCAGCGGAGGTGGGGGCGTAGTTACAAAGGGCGCGATTCAGTTTAACCGTATGGCGACAATGGTAGAGGGGGCCGATATTATTTGGAGCGGACACGTTCACGAGAGCACCGAGATAATTTACACCGTTGAGCGGCTTAACAGAAACAACCGCCCCGAGCTAGTTAATTGCTATATGGTTCGGACTTCTACCTATAAAGAGGAGTATTTACCAGGTATGGGCTGGCACGTTGAGCGTGGGGCTCCCCCTAAACCTTTGGGCGGGCGTTGGTTAGATGTTAAATTTGCCGTCTACGAGGGTAAGCCCTACCTTGTTTTCAATACACAACACGCTAATTAAAGCTATGAATATAGAAGATTTAAACATAAAAAGCGTTAGCTACACGCAGTACAATAAAGAGCAGCACCCTAAAAAGCAGATCTACCTTCACCACACAGCAGGAACGGGCACGGGCTCGGGTTGCTTTGCTGGCTGGGAAAAGAAAGCCAACAAGATAGCGACTTGCGTAGTAATTGACCGAAGCGGGCAGATTACGCAAGGCTTCCCCTCTAGCGCTTGGGCTTACCACCTTGGCACAAAAGTCGAGGTATTTAAAAAGGCTGGCGTGCCCTATACGGCATTGGATAAGATTAGCATAGGCATAGAGTTAATTAACTGGGGCGGCCTAACTGAAAAAGAGGGCAAGTTTTACAGCTATACAGGTAGAGAAGTTACAGACGTTTGTAAAGTCAAGTATAAGCTTTACGAATACTGGGAGAGCTATACGCCTGAGCAGATTGAAAGCACGCGCAAGCTGTTGCTCTATTGGGGCAAAAAGTACGGCATTGATCTAACTTACAACCCCGATATTTTTGAGGTTAATAAGCGAGCGCTAAAGGGCGAGGCTGGAGTATTTACGCACAACTCTACGCGAGTAGATAAGGTAGACGTTTATCCGCATCCTGGGCTTGTTGAGATGCTTAAATCATTGTAAGAAAAGAAAAACCCCGCTAGTCAGGCGGGGCAATAGTAGCGCGTGAAGAAATCGGCTTTAACGACTAGAACAAAATTAAAGCTTTTGGTTATTACTTGTAAGGCTTAAATATTTTTTCTGTAAGTCTTTTATGTGGTTAGTTCTCCAAATATCGAAAGGAATAAAATTGCAACCCCTCATAATAACCCAACTTTGAAACCGCTTTAAATCTTCGCTTGCGTTTGGCTTGTCGTAAATCATGGGGTAAGGCATAAGGCCCAATTCTCGCATTTTATTAAATCTGTGCCAAACGTCCTGAGTTAGCCCCTTTTCCCAGTAATTACAAAGAAAATAAACCATAATATGCCCAGGTTTAATACCAGCATTTAGCAAAGCGTTTATGCCTTTTAAAAAAATACTTTCATCTCTTTTGTTGTCCCAGGCTGTGTAAATGCGTTTTGTTTTAAATTGATCATCGTAATATTTTACCTTAGACAAAAGTTTTGCGCCCTCTTCGTCTATCAGCCTAATATTAATACCTTGAGAAAATGATAATTTAAAATTACCGTCTATTGCTTCGTTTATTTTGTCTTTCCAATCATGTTGACCAAAAAAGTCATTATCTAGCAATAGAATGTTTTTAGGGTAACCTTCTCCCCTCCAAATTTTATGTATTGTATTAAGAGATTTATTTTTGCCTTCTTTGGTAGGTACTACGCAAAATTTACAACGTAAACGGCAGCCCCTTTGCGTAAAGCCTATGCTGTTTTGAAAATCGGGATAAATATCATAATCGTATTGCTCAAATTCATCAATGTTCAAAAATTGCTCAACTGTCTCGAGTGAATCCGTGCCCGTTCCCCTAACTATTGCACCAGGAAAGTTATTCCTAAAAAGCTCTATTTTGTTTTTGCTACTACTAAAAATAGCAGACCCATAAACTATATTATAATCAGGTTCGAAAAGGCCCTTATTAATTGACTTTTCAAAATAAACGGAGTCGCCCTTAGACTTATGATAAGCAGAAAGCTTCATTAATGCTAAATTGGGCAACTTGCCGTCTATTTGTGTAAGCCGCACTTTTAACATCAAAGCTTTTGATTAATATCTGCGGCTATTGTTTCCTTTTTTACAGCCTGAACGTCGGCAACTTCCTCGGCGGTTTGCATACCCATAAGAATATCAGGGGCGTAAAGACGGCCAAAGAAAGCAGCGGCTCGATAGCGCAGCATAAGCTCGGGCATTGTTTTCCATTTAGAGCCTGCTTTAGTAGCCCAGCCTTCAGCGCTTGCCATTTCGAGCGTGACCGTTGGGCCTTCTATTAGCTCGCCTGTGGCTATTTCAGTAGCTACGGCTTTACAACCTGTTTTGTCTGTTATAAACTTCAAGGCAGAAAAGCGCCCGCAGCTGTTCAAGGCGGCAATAATAAAGGAGCTCGACCAAGAAGGGCGGCCGTGTATAACGTGCAGGTTCTGCATAACCATTAAAGGACTGGCCCCTATTCGGTTTGCCATTTCGAGAGCTACCAGGGTGTTAGGTATATTCCCTTGGTAGTTTGACGGGATTAGATTTGACGAGCTCAGGGCTTTAGCTACTCGCTGAGCGTGCTCGAAGTTAGTAACTGACAGGGGCGCAAGGTCTGCGCTTAATTCCTGCGTTTGGGCTTGGGTTTTTTCTAAGTTTTCCATTATTAAAAGTTTGGTAGTTCTAGGGGGTTAATTATTTCGGCGTAGCCTGGCCAACTGTTGCTATTTAGACACTCTAGGTACGTCTCTAAGTTCTGCTTATAGGTTGCTCGGGCCAGGTTAAGCTCTTCGGGGCCGTAAACATAGCAGGCAACTAGATATGGCGGGGTCTTTTCTACTGCAACAAATATAAACGCCTCGGGAGTGATGCCCGTAGCCTGAGCGTAGCCGTCCAAATAAAAAGCAGCTTGCACATGGTAGCGGTATTTATAAGCCGAGCGGCTGAACGCTCTAGGGCTTGCGTCTTCAGTCGTTTTAAGGTCAACTATAAAGGTAGAGCCCATGCGTTCAGTTACAAAATCGGGGCGAGCTTTGCACGGTGCCCCGTTCGTTTCGTCGTCCCAGGTTATAGTTTGCTCAGCTTTGCCCGTATCGAACAATTTAGAGGCCTTGGAGTGTCTTAAAACGCTAGCGGCTAAGTCTAGGCATTGCTTATAATCCGAGGCGCTTAAAAAGGCTTTATTTGCGTTCTGCTCTAAAAAGGCCTCAAAAGCTTCTTTTCCTGCTTTTGTTCTGCGGTCTAGTTCGGGTAAAACGCTGTAAGTCTGTTTAAATAACTCATACTCTAGTACAGCCATGTGCACCGCGCTTCCTATTTCGAGGGCTTTGCTGCTTTTTTCTGAGTGCTCGCCCGATAGGTAGCGCTGGAAGTAATGCGCTGGGCTTTTGTTGATCAAGTCTAAGCCGCTTTTAGAGATTCGGCTTGTGTCATTGTGGTAATTTTGGTTAGTCGTTAAGTCTAGCATATTGCAAACTTACGCAAAAAAGAGTTAAATTTGCGCTATGCAATTAGGTGAAAACGTAGCAAAGGAGTTAAAAAAGCTTTGCATAGATAAAGGGACAAGCTTAACGCAGGTCTGCAAAGAGGCGGGAGTTGACCGCTCGACGCTGAGGCGTTGGGAGGTCGAGGAGCCGCAGACGATTAAGATACTTAGGACATTGTTAGATAAATTAAAATAATATGCTAAAACTAAATTTTACTGGCAACCTGGGAAGGGATGCCGAGACAAAGACAATGCAAGACGGCAGCTTGCAAATTCGTTTCTCCGTTGGGGTTAACCAAGGCAGAGATAAGGAGACTATGTGGATAGGCTGCGCTTATTACCGAGAGGCTAGCCAGGGAGCAGCGCTTGCGCAGTATCTTAAAAAGGGTAAGGCGGTACTAGTAGAAGGCTTGCCTAGCTTGTCAGAGTATGAGGGTAAGAGCTATTTTAATTGCCGCGTTCAATTTATCGAGCTTTTGGGCGGTAATGAAAAAGCCTCAGCGCCTAAGCCAGTCGAGAAACATAAGCAGCAACACGACGACGGTCTGCCGTTCTAATTATGCCGGGTTTTGATACTATTAACCACCCAATGCACTACAGCGGGAAGGTGGAGGCCATAGATTGTATTGAAAGCGCCATGAGTCCTGAGGAATTTAGGGGCTATCTGCGCGGCAACTGTCTTAAATATTTATATAGAGCTGGCAGAAAAGGCGAGGGAAAAGCAGCTGAGGATCTAGCTAAATGCGATTGGTATTTACAGCGCTTGCGTAAACTAATAGAAAAGGCTTAAATTGCGCCAACTTGGTTTTTTTCGTTGTATAGTCTCAAGCAATTGGCCCCCTTAATTGGGGGCTTTTTGCTTCTGTTCGTTAAAGCTTTTGGCTGTTCACTAAATAATTGTTGCAAGTTTGCCGCGTTTTGGTGTAAGTTCGAGTCAAGTTTAACAACAATATATAACAAAATGACCGAACAAGAAATTTTAGATCAAAACCCCTGGCCCGTGTTGGCTGTAGTGGTTTCCATTGTAGGCGTGTACTACTTTGCTAAGTGGTTAATGCGCAAACTAGACAACTTTGAGCCTAAAGAGGTGCCACCAAGAAAGCAAGAGCCCGCTCCCGAGCCCGTAGAGTTTTTTAACGATTGGGCCGAGCATATTGCTAAAGAGACTCGCAAGCCTAAGTATTACAAAGGCAAGGCGGGTGCTTTGAATGGAAACACTAAAACAAGTAAGAAAGGAGGGGTAAAATGATTACCTACTTGAGCCTTATTTTAAACTTAGTATTGGTAGCCCTATGGCTCTACCGAGAGGACACAATGCGCAACCGTTTGCGGGCTAAGTTGGCTAACCAAGCCGAGCGCTTTAATGAAAGTACGCGCAAATGGCAGTTATTGCTTGACGGTGCAAACGAAGAGTTTGAGAAGATTATTAACGACTTGAAAAAGTCCCGCAATGAGCTGCACGATGCTTACCTTGCTGAGATGCGCGAGAATAGAGAAAGGAAAATAAAGCACGCGGAGGCTCAGAAGAGGCACAGGGAAAAGAAGCGCCTGGAGCGTGAGTCTGCTCAAGTTGCACCAAAAAAGGGAGATAAAAAATGAGTTGGCGCAGTTTAAACACAATGCTTGAGTATTGGCTAGAACAACGGTCAGAAGCCTGGAGCCAGTACTTTGAAGCTATAGAACTGGGCGAGGTGGCCAACACGCAGCAGAGCAAGCGTAAGAGTACAATAATGAAAAACGACGCGAGCAGAAGAGCTAAATACTTTGACGTTTTAATAGCGGCGGCTATTGATCCAACTTTTAACCCGAGGTTTGCTCAGGACTATATACGCGAGGGGGTAGAGTTATAATGGGACGCATGAGCCAAGTTAAAACAGACCTAAAATGGCTAGCGTTTCTAGTCGCCAGCTTTATGCTTTATAGTTTTGTAAATTAAACCTTAAAAAATGAAACCCGAGGAAATAACAGACACCCCAATAAAAAGGCTTTTGTGTACGCTGGAAGTCAAACAGAAGGAGCTTATAGAAGCTTACGACTGTGACCCAGCTTCTGAGCCGTTAAATATGCTTACTAGAATTATAGATTTGATCTATATTATCGAACCTCACGAGCGCATTTTATTAAAAGAGGCTTGGCAGGCTGGATATAATGAGGCTGTTTTAGAAAGCGTAATAAACGAATTTAAGAAAAAGAAATGAATCCTGAAAAATACACCAACCAGTTGTATATAGAAGCCTTTGATATTGTAGGCTCTAAAAAGAAAGCGGCAAATGTTACAAGGTGGGCAATAGCTACCTTACTTAAGCAGAGCGCGGAATATGGCCAGCTTATACACCACGAGAGCGGGCTTCGATTAAGTCCCTTTTATGATAAATGCTTGCAGGAGGCGCAAAAATTACCTTAAATTAGCGGCAGCCCTGGCGGCTTGAATGCGACAGCTGGGGCTTACTTCTGTAGGAGAGAAGTAACAAGCTATAAAAATCTAGGCCTGCCTGGCTGCGTGCGCTCCTACCGCCGCGACTGGGTGGGCTTTTTTATTGCACTAATGACAAACACAAAAACACAACTTAAAACGCGTTTCCTGCCCCATGACTATAACGCTAGGAACGACTTAAAACTAATTAACTTACAAATAAAGCACGGTCTAGAAGGCTTAGGCCTTTATTGGTGTTTGGTTGAGATGGTATGGGAGGCAGATAACGAGCTGGACTATGATCCCGATCTTATTGCTTTTGCCTTGAGAACAGATGCAGGCAAAGTAAAAAGCGTCGCCGAGGGTTTTAACTTGTTTCAGGTTGAAGCGGGTATTTTATCAAGCACGGCCGTTGCTAAGCGTATGGCTTACTTTACAGAGAAAAGCGAAAAGGCTAAGCAAGCCGCTTCCAAAAGATGGGGCAAAGAAACTGAAGCGGATGCGAACGCATTGCAAACGCATAGCGAACGCATTGCTATAAATAAAGAAACAAACAAAGAAACAAAGAAAGAAAGAAACAAAGACCTAGCAGAGCTAGAGTTTACCCCTCCCTCAGTTTCTTTAATTCTAGATGAGTTCCCAAGCTTTAGAGACGCTAAGCGCTTTGTAGACTTTTATACTTCTAAAGGGTGGAAGGTGGGCGCGGCGCCGATGGCCGACTGGCGGGCGGCTGTTAGGTCATGGATAGAAAGGGAGAACGAGAAGGCAGCGCAGTTGCCGCCTGCTCAGCGTCCTAGGGTTTATAAGAAAGCGACACTAGACTAATGCAAGCCTTAACCCCCTCCCAGTATATTCTAGCGGCGGCCATGTTTGACGAGAACGCTAGGGTCAAGCTTTTAACCGTTAGCGCTGATTGGTTCGATATTGACGTTAAGCCAGCCGTTCAGCAAATACAAAAGCTGTACTTAGAAAACAAGCCCTTTAACCATACTAACGCGCTGCTGGAGCTTAAGTCAGTAATGGACTTTAAGTTGTTGGTTTATCTGCACGGCTCGGCTACAGAGTATACGCTAGTTGATCAATACTTAAAACAGCTTGCAAAGCAGCACGAGAAGCAGCGGCTTATTGACGGCCTTGCTAAGATTGACATAAGTAAGGATATCGTTCAACAGTTGACCGAATTAATAGCGGGAGCGACTTTGCACCTAGACAGAGAAGCGGTAACTAGCCGAGCGGCTATAAACAAAGCTTGCGATGAGATTTGCGCGGCCCACGAAAGGCAGGACGATATTAGCGGCCTTAAAACAGGGTGGCAGTATCTAGACAGGTACCTAGGCGGCTGGAATAGAGGAGATTTGGTAATATGCGCAGGCCGTCCTGGAATGGGTAAGAGTGCTATTGCTATGACTTGGGCGCTGGCTGCGGCTGAGCAGTTACACAAGGTCCTTTTTTTGTCCCTTGAAATGAGTATTGACCAGCTCGCCCGCCGCATTTTGACGCATGAAACGAATATTGAAAACTACAAGATTAGAAGCAATAGGCTGCAAGACGGTCAGATAAAGCAAATTGTAAACTACACAATAGGTAATAACCCTGTATTGTGGCTAGACGACGACACCAGTATAAGGGCCGATAAGCTTATAAGTAAGCTCAAGGTGCACAAGCAAAAGAACGGACTAGACTTGTTAATAGTTGACTACATACAGCTAATGAAGGGCACGAAGCAAAACCGCCAGGAGGAAGTAGCAGAGATTAGCCGAACGCTTAAGCTTATTACTAAGGAGCTAGATATTTGCATTATTGCGCTGTCTCAACTTAGCCGAGCTGTAGAAAGTCGGACGGATCACAGGCCAATGCTGTCAGACTTAAGAGAGAGCGGGGCAATAGAGCAGGACGCTGACGCTATTTTGTTTCCTTATCGGCCCAGCTATTACGACGATGATAAGCCCGAGATAGAAGACGCTGAGCTTATTATAAGCAAGAACAGGCACGGCGAGTGTGTTACTATTGACGTGCGCTTTAGAGGTTCTGTGACTAAATTTATGCAGCTGTAATATTATAAATGCTTATAATTGCAACAAATACAACTAAATAAACCTCATGAGCGGCAACGTTTGGATTAAAATAACCGAGGCTATAGTAAACAATGAGCGGGTATTTCGCGTTTACTACGATGGCGAGGTATTAGAAACGTTTACCGAATTTAAGGAGGCAGAAGAGTTTTATAAGTGGCTGGAGTCCTGCCCTGACGATGTAGATCTAGGAGAGGAGGACGGGTGCTAAACTACGAGGAGACACGGCTACAGAAGTCCTGCTTTGCCTGGGCTTTCTTTAAGCACCCCAACACTAGGGGGCTGCTGTGTTATAACCTTAATAACTCGGCTAACGCAAGGGCTGGCCGAATGAATAGAGAGCTAGGGCTAACGCCTGGCCGTTCTGACTTAGTACTGTATTGGAAGAGTAAGGCTTATATGTTTGAACTAAAGGCCCCGCTAGGTAGGAAGACGCAGACTCAGAAGGAATGGCAGAACTTAATAGAAGAGCATGGCTTTAATTACTTTATTATAAGGACGCTAGACGACTTTATGCGCATATTTGAACAGATAATAACACTATGCTAGATCCACAACTAAAACGAACCAGCACCCCAATAGCAGACGACAAGGGGGTAATACAGAGCCTGTACTTTCACCGTAACGGCGTGCTGTATAAGTACTGCGGCACTTCTGACCCTGGCTACCTTTGTAGTATATGGAACGTGCAGGATCTTATAAAGAACCAGGAGACGGGCGTTCAGCGCTGGATGGTGCGCCACGAGTGGGTACACAATGCTTACGCTTGTATCAAAGTAAAACCTAAACAGAGTAAACGTGCCAAAGTTTCCCGAAAGTAAAGCCAATAGATTAGCACCAAAGCAGAGCAGCTACGCTGTTAAAAGTTTTGTCAATCCTTTGTACAATACAAAGCAATGGAAGGCGCTGCGCTTAGCTATGCTGCAAGACGAACCGCTGTGCAGAGAATGCAGAGCTGCAGATAAAATAACCTTGGCCCGCGTTCTAGATCACATACAACCCGTGCGCCTCGGCGGTGAAATGTGGGAACAGTCTAACCTTCAGCCGCTTTGCGTGTCTTGCCACCAGCGTAAGAGTCAGAGCGAGAAGTTTAAAAGCGAAAAGGATTATAAATAAATGCTGGAGCGCTGGAGATTCATAACAAACGCAACAAAGACGGTGAAAAACGCGTCTAACTACTCAAGAAAAGCGCCGTCGATGACCCAGTTTCGCCCGTTTGACCCCCTACGGGGTGCAGAAAAGCACGCCTCCCCT